GTACTCAAGCACTTCAAGCCAACACCACAGGCAACAATAGTACCGCTTTTGGTTATCGTGCGTTATATAACAATACTGCAAACGGCAATTCTGCTTTTGGTAGTAATACAATGTTAGCCAATACAACAGGCACACGAAACTCTGCCTTTGGTGCAAGTGTTGAAGGTTTTTACAATGGGCCTCTTTCGGGGAATACAACGGGCAGTAGCAATTCTGCTTTTGGCGCTGCTTCCTTACTTGTAAACACTACTGGCTCTTTTAACTCAGCATTTGGTGAATTAGCATTATTTTCCAATACTACAGCATCTCAAAACACTGCTGTTGGTTATCAGGCTCTATACACAAATACCACATCAGCGGAATTAGCCGCTTTTGGGTATCAAGCGGGCACTGCAAATACATCAGGTCAACAAAATACTTATATTGGTCACACAGCGGGTAAAGCCGTAACAACTGGGTGGGGAAATCTTTGCGTTGGTAATGGCGCAGGTAATTCGCTAACCACAGGTAGCAGTAACACCTTTATTGGCGGCTCTGACGGAAGGGGCCATAACCCTTGCGGTTCAGCAATGACAACAGGTTCTGCCAACGTCATCATTGGTAATTTTTCGGGTAATGCAAGTGGCTTAGACATTCGCACAGCAAGCAACTACATCGTGCTGTCTGATGGGGCAAACAATCCACGGGCTTATTGGAATGGCGCTAATGCAACTTTTGGTGGAACATTGTCAGTTACAGGGCTTACGTCAACTGGAGCAATTGCAACCAGTAATGTTCTAGCGGCTGTTACAAGTTTTAGTGCTAATTGCAGTGCAGGTGACCAAACAGCAACAAGTTTGAAACTTAACAGTGCCAGAACCGACGTGTTTTATCATATACAAGCGTTTACAGCTACTACTGAACAGTTTCGTGTTGAGGCAAATGGTAATACTAAGAACACCAACAATAGTTATGGCGCATTGTCTGATGTAAAACTCAAGGAAAATATTGTTGACGCATCTCCAAAACTTGCTGATCTGATGCAAGTCAAGGTGCGTAACTACAACCTAATTGGCGAAACAACAAAGCAAATTGGTGTTGTTGCTCAAGAGTTGGAAACAATCTTCCCATCAATGGTTGATGAAAGCAATGACCGAGATGTAGATGGAAATATTTTGGAGACAACTACCAAAGGTGTTAAATACTCTGTGTTTGTTCCAATGCTTATCAAGGCAATGCAAGAGCAACAAGCAATCATTGAATCTCTCAAGGCACGTTTGGATGCCGCTAACCTTTAAAGGAAAATCATGACTATTGAAACACAAAACCCAACCGCAGAACAAATTGCACAGCACTACAGTGCCGCAATGGACTCAGTAAACCTGATTAACGCAGGACAGCCAGAAGGCATGACTGCTGAAGATTGGGCTGACACTGTTGCTCGTAACAAAGAGCACCTTAAGATCATGTTGGCTAAAGACTTCTGGACAACAGAAAATCTGACACCTCTGCGTACAGCATCAGCATAATCATGGAAGACGAAGTCACTCACAAGCAAATCTATGAACGTCTATTAGCTGTTGAAGCTAAGGTGGACCAACTAGATAAGAATACACAAGCAGTGGTGGTTGCATTCAATGCAGCCGCTGGCGCTTTTGTTGTGCTTGAATGGCTTGCTAGAGCAGTGAAACCCATCTTAGTTATTGGTGCATTCTGTGGTGCTATATGGTTAGCCATAGAAAACAAGTTGCATCATTAATATTTTTATTAATAACATCTTTCCCTGTTTCGTCCAAGGAGGAGAAGTATAGGTGTGTCCGGTGGACATGGACTGGAGATGTGTACAACAGAAAAGTTGTATGCATTGAATGGAAGAAGGTTGAGCGATGATTGATCCGATGACAGCCCTAGCTGGCATACAGACTGCAATCAGCATGGTAAAAAAGGCCAGCAAGGTAGCCAATGACTTAGGCTCTCTTGCTCCCATGATTGGCAAGATGTTTGATGCCAAGTCTGTAGCAACTAAGGCCATGCTTCAGGCTAAGAGAGATAAGAAGGGTTCCAATATGGGAACCGCTCTTCAGATTGAGATGGCTCTAGAGCAAGCCAGAGCCTTTGAAAAAGAGTTACAAATGTTGTTCATGCAAACAGGCAAGATAGATGTTTGGAACAAGATTAAAGCTAGACAAGCTGAGATGGATTTAGAAGATGCTAAAGAAATTAGCGCATTAAAGAAGGCTGAGAAAGAAGCTAAACAAAAAGAACAAGAAGAAAAAGAGATAGTGATTGCTATTACTGGTGTAGCCTTTGTTTTGTTTTTAGTGTTCATTGGTGTTTATGAGCTTATGGACTTTTGTCAGACAACAAATAGATGTGGTAGATGAATGAGTATCAGAAGACATTTGACTTAGCTCTAAAGATTATTATTTATGGGCTAGTTGCTTTGTATTTCTTAGGGTTTCTTAAATATCTTCCTGATGATTTGTCTAATAAAATTATTAATCTATTGTTAGGAAAGATAGGGCTAGGATGAAAATAACAGCATACCAACATAACGCAAACATGTTGCGTGAGTATCAAAGGGTTCTTCATCAGCAACATCTTAAAGAACTTGAAAAGCTTAATCGGCAAACTCAAGAGAAGATTAAAGCTCAGTGGGTGAAGGCAAACTCTGTGGATGTAATGGTATGAAATATTTATTATTGTTATTGCTGCTTGTTGGATGTGAAGACCGCTACAGGTACTTCTGTCAAAATCCAGACAACTTTCATGCTGAGCAATGTCAGAAACCTAGATGTCAATTCACACAGACATGCCCTGAGTATTTAGTAGCCCCCATCTTGGAGAAACAAATTGATAGAACAGCTAAAAAAAATGATGACACCAAGCCAGCCCAAACCAAGACTAACCCCTGAAGAGATTGAGGTTAGGATATGGGGATTTGTGGTGGTGGCTATCACCGTCATCCTCTTTGGTATTGTGTTTGCCTTGTTATATTCTGTTACCTTTGTAACACAGCCTATTAAGAGCATGGCTCCAATTGATCAGGCATATACAAAGATGCTCAATGACATTGTGCTATTGATTGTTGGTGGCATTGGTGGTATTGTAGGTAAGAGAGCTGTTAATACAGCAACAAATGCTTTCAAGCCTACAACGTCTACAGCCCCTACAATGCAGCAGCCTTATGTAAGTAACACATATGTTCCTACTCAGTCTGCTTATGGCCTCCCTTCTCAGCCCTTTGGTGCTATGCCAGTATGGAAGAATCCAGAGCTTGATGAGAACTGGACTCCCGGTCCTCCTCCAACAACTCCTCCAGAGCACATGGAGCCTGATGAGGACAGAGAAGAGATAGCAGTAGCTAGGAAAGAAGCTGACTGATGTTTGGCATTCCTCTTCCTTGGATATTAGTTGGTGCAATGGTTGCACTGTTTGGAACATACAGAGGTGGCTATCACTTTGGTTGGGAAGATCGTGACCAAGAGATGCAGGTAGAGATAGCTAAGAAGAACGAAGAGTCTAGGGTTAAAGAACAAGAGATGGCTGCTAAGATTAGTGATAAAGAAGCAGCATTGAGAAAGGCAAACAATGAAATATCTAAGAAACAGTCTGCTATGCGTGAGCTTGTTAGGGTTGGTGAGCTGCGCCTCCCCACCTCCAGTTGTGTACAAACCGCCACAGATTCCTCCACTCCCGCAGGAAATAGCAACACCGATGCAGCCGAACTTGAGCGACAGACTATTAATGCTCTTATCGACATCGTTGCCGAAGGAGACAAAGCCATCAACAAGCTCAACCAATGCATCTCAGCCTATGACGAAGTAAGGAATTTAATCAATGGTAACCGCTGAACATTTAAAACAACTTCATATTGACCCTTCATTAGCTGACAGTTTTAATGAAACATTTGAACGCTTTGGTATTAGTTCTCCTATTCAACAAGCTAGCTGGATAGGGCAATGTGGTCATGAGTGTGGCAACTTCCGCATCATGGAAGAGAATTTAAACTACAGGGCAGCTACCTTGCTTAAGTTATTCCCTAAGACACCTAAGCGTCAGTGGGGATTTACACCAGAGGAAGCTGCTGCCTATGAGAAGCAGCCACAGCGTATTGCCAATCGAATTTACGGCAATCGTATGGGCAATAGGGATGAAGCTTCTGGGGATGGTTTCAGGTTTCGTGGATCTGGATTTCTCCAGCTAACTGGGCATAGCAACTTCTATCATGCAGGTCAAGCTTTGGGTGTAGATTTTGTTATGCAACCAGAGCTTGTTCGTACCCCTAGATATGCTGCTCAAACGGCTGGTTGGTTCTGGCAGACACACGGCTTAAATAGATTTGCAAATAGCAAAGACTTTGTTATGATGACTAAGAAGATTAATGGTGGAACAATTGGACTAGAAGATCGTATTAAACATATCAACCATGCGGTGGATGTGTTATCTAGATGATTGACTAAGTTTGATATTTGTGGTATGACAATGAATAAAGAGTTATAATGATATTACCAACTTCTCTTAGTATTGTAGGCAGAGAAGTACCTGTACAGGTTGTAGATGAGCTTCCTAATCAATTAGGTGAGTTTAGTTACGAAGAATATTCAATTAAAATTAAGTCTGGTCAGCACCCCTTAGCGGAGATGGATACATTGTTACATGAATGTATACACGCTATAGACGACTGCTTCCAATTAAACATGTCAGAAAGACAGGTGTATTGTTTAGCCGTAGGAGTGTTAGCACTTTTACGGGATAACAGAGATATGCTAACTTGTTTGACTGAAGCAATAGAGAACCCAAGAAAAGTATGAAAGATTTTACAGCACAACAAAAGGAAATAGTAGCTAGAAAACTAGGCTACGATGGTCCTATGCAAGGCTTTGATGAGTTCATTGCGTCCTCCCCTGCGTTAGAGGCTAAGTATTCTGCCATCACTGGTAAGTATGCTGAGCGTATGGCTAAGGGTGGGCTTGTTAAGAACTATCAAGCTGGAGGCGCTGTTGGTGTTGTACGTCCTTCCTCTGGTGATCGTATCATGGATAGCACTGGTGCTCCCATCGACAACCAAACGATGATCCCTTCTCCTATTCTTCCAGTAGATACAACCACTGATGAGTTTGGTAAGCCTTTAGCTGGTAAAGCCTCTCAAGTAACTGCTGCACAAATTACTGCCACTCCTGATCAATCCATCAGTACAGCAGCAAGAGCCGGAGAGCAAGCTGCTCAAGTTACTGGTGGTGCTACAGCTACAGCAGGACAAGCAACTGCTGCTCAAGCTGGTGAAGCTGCAGCATATGAAGCTTCTAAGGCTGCTCCTGCTGTTGGTGCTGCATTGGCGGGTGTCACTGGTGCTACTGGTGCAGTGTCTAAAGAAGCACAAGTTACAGCAGCACAAGGACAAGTGTCTAAAGAAGCTATTGCAAAAGCTCCTACTGCTCCTGCTGCAGCACAAGTGGCTGCAACACCTGACTTGGCATTAACAGAAGGACAGGTAGCTAAAGCTGCTACAATGGCAGATGTTGGTGGACCAGCTAAAGCTACTGCAGCCACTACAGATAAAACATTTGCAGCACAAGCAGCACAACTTACAGGCACTCCTCAAGCTAAAGCAGAAACAGCATATACACTTCCTGAAGTTAGATATGCTTCAATGGATGCTCCTGCTGTGTTACCTGCAGCTAAAGCGGCAGAAATTCCTTCTGCTACTTCCCAACAAACAACAGCCACTTCCACTGCTGTTGCTCAGCAACGTGCTGTAACACAGCAAGAACTGGTTGATGTAGCTAAGCAAGGCTTACAGCTTGAAGCTGTACAAGCTGTGGCTGCAACAATGGATGCATTGAACAGTGCAGCTGTAGCTACAGCACAGCAAGGAAGCTTTAGTCAGTCATTGGCTACAGCACAGACTGGTGCTGTTGAAGCTGCTGCCACTGTTGCTGGTCAGATGGATAAGCTGATGCAGCAGTTTAATGATGGCACTCCTGCATGGGCTGCTGGCGCTATGCGAGCTGCTAATGCTGCTATGGCTTCTAGAGGACTAGGTGCAAGCAGTATGGCTGGTGCTGCGATTGTACAAGCTGCTATGGAATCTGCTATGCCTATTGCTGCTGCAGATGCTCAGACATTTGCAACAATGGGTTTAACAAACCTGAACAATAGACAACAAGTGTCTCTTGCAAATGCTGCTGCTTTGCAGAACATGGACTTAGCCAACCTGAACAATCGTCAGCAAGCTGCCTTACAGAATAGTTCTAACTCCTTTGCTTTGCAAAGTCAAAACCTTTCTAATCAACAATCAGTTGTGTTAGCTAACGCACAGCTTAAAGCTGCTGCTCAAGAAAAGAACTTAGATGTTAAGACACAGGTAGCTATTACTAATGCTGCTCGTTATGCTGAAGTTAATAACATCAATCTTAGCAATGCACAGCAAGCAGCTATGCAGAGATCTGCTGAGAATGTACAAATTGATTTAGCAAATCTGAATGCTCGTCAACAAACATCTCTTGCTAACCTACAAGTTAGAGCAGCTATTGTTGGTCAAGAGCTTTCTAATGAACAACAAACAGCAATGCTTCAAAGCACACAAAACTTTGAAGATGCTAAGTTTGATGCAACAAATAAACAACAAGCATTCATTCAAGACTACCAAGCTAGAGCAGCTATGGAAGGTCAAGTGTTGCAGAACAAGCAACAGACAGCTTTGTTTAATGTGTCTTCTGTATTGCAAGAAAGAAATTTAAATCTTACAGCAGAACAACAAACACGTTTGTATAACACAACCAATGCTATGCAAATTGAAGTTGCTAACATGTCTAACAAACAACAGACAGCGTTGGCTAATGCTCAAATTGAAGCAGCATTAAAAGGACAAGAGCTTAGCAATAGACAACAAGTATCTATTACCAATGCTGCCCGTGTGTCTGAGATTGCTAACATTAATTTCACAGCAGATCAACAAACAGCACTGGCAAACTCACAGCTTATTCAGCAAGTTAAATTAGCTGACTTAAGTAATCAGCAAGCTACAGTGTTAGCCAATGCTGCTACATATGCAGCTATGGACACAGCAAACCTTAATGCTAGACAGCAAGCTGCTGTTGTTAATGCTCAAGCTTTCTTAGCTATGGACATGAAGAACTTAGACAATGAGCAACAAGCTGTATTGTTTAAAGCACAAGCAACAACACAAGCATTGTTATCAGACACAGCTTCTGCTAATGCTGCTAAGCAATTTAATGCTGCCAGTGAGAATCAAGTTACTCAGTTTAATGCAACATTAACAACACAGGTTAGTCAGTTTAATGCATCACAAGCTACAGCAGTAAGCCAATTTAATACTGATCAATCCAATTCTATTGCTAAGTTTAATACAGAGTCACAGAATCAGAGAACTACTTTCAATGCACAGCAACGATTGGTTATTGACCAAGCTAATGCTCAATGGATGAGAGAGATATCTACAGCAAACACAGCAGCTACCAACGCTGCTAATATGGCTAATGCTCAGCTAACACAGCAAGTTACATTGGCAGAATATAACAACAATGTTCAGATGTATCGTGATGATGTTACACACGCATGGCAATCTTCTGAGAATGATGCTAACAGATCTACAACACTTGCTGCTGCAGAGATTGCTAGAGAAGGTCAAATGGCTATTGCTAATGCTACAATTGAAGCAGGTAATGCTGCTGCTATTGGTAATGTCACTTCACGAATAGCTGGTAGTGATACTGGAAGTAAGATACTTAATAAAGCAATTGACTTGCTATTCGGAGACTGATGATGCAGAATTTTAATAAGTTTTACAGCAAGGTGAGTGCAATGGCTGATGAGCAATTGGTTGTTAAGAAGCCAAAGCCATCTAAAGGATTGTTAGCTAAAAGTGATATGTCTCCTAAAGATGTTCAACAAAATAAAGATGTTTACAATCAAGTTGCACAATACATTGCAGCCATCCGTAAACAGAAACAGGAGATTATGAATGGCAAATCCTAATATGTTTTTATCTGCCCCTATTGCTGGGCAGTCTTTAACTGTTGAGCCGGGCAATGTTCCGTGGGAACAACCACCACAATATACAACGCTAGATGAGGTTGTTAACTTCTACTCAGATAAGATGAGTGATCCAGAGATTGTTCTGGACTTATTAGACTTGCTTAAGAGAGATATACCAATTCTTACTATTGTTAATACTCTGACTAAAAGTTCCCTCATGCAGGGCTATCACTATGTTGATGTGGGATTCTTAGTAACTCCCATATTAGTAGAGATGATTAAGACCATTGCCGAACTCAATGATGTTACTTATGTTATCTCTGCTGAAGAGAAGCAAAATAAAGGACGGGTTGATCCTAGAGTTATTCAAGAGCTTATTGAAGACATGAAGAAAGAAACTACCGATGCTCCTATACCAGAGGCTGAGAAGCCTTCTGCTAAAGGATTGATGGCAAGAGGAGATAAATAATGGCTAGTTGGTTTGGAAGTTTTGCTGGTGGATTTGCTAAAGGATTGTCTGAGCAAATTACTAAGAAGGAAGAAGACCAAGCTGCTGCTGCTGCAGCTAGTGTTGCTTCTATGTATCACAATGTTCAAGAGAAAAGAAAAGAACTTAATAAGCAGAAAGAAGAATATAGAGCAGTAGTGAGTGAGCTTGGTGCATTTACTTTTAAAGGGGGTGCTAAGTTTGATGATAGACAACTCATTACACTTGCTACCAATCCAGAAGTAGCTAAAGACATTGTTAAGCGGTTGCGTGATGATCCAGAATTGTCCACTCGTTTAACACCTTCCTTCTTTAAAGCGGCAGAGAATGCTCCTGCTAATGTGAAGGCTTCTGACTATATGGATGAGCTATTCAAAGTGAGAGCTGCAGCTACAGAGAAAACTAGAGAGTTGTTTAATACTGCTTCTAAGGGTGGTGGCTTGGTTGATCAGCTTGTTGCTGGGAATGGCTACACTCAAGCTCAGAAGTCTGCTGCTAAATATGGCATGACTTTGGAACAATTGATTGGCTATCAAGACATCACTACTAAACGACCACCTAACATGATGGGTGAGATGGACTATAGCCAACTTGCTAAGAGTAAAACATTTGAACAGATTGAAAGTGATGCTCTAGTTAAAGCTTTTAATGCTAAAACACCAGAAGAAAAACAGGCAGCAACTAATGATCTGGCTAGAATTAAAGTGAATAAAGCCGCTGTTGCCATTGGCACTAAGGAGACTGAAGAAGACAAGAGAAGCAGGATGGCTGATGAGGCACAAGACCCAACTAAGACTGCAGCAGAAAGAGCACTTTCTGCTACTCTGTTACAACAGCGTATTAAGCTTATGTCCAATCCTAAAGAAGCTAGCGAAGAGAAGATTACACAATCCAACCTCATCACTGTTGCTTCTAGAGGCTTTGCATCCACACTTGAGTCATTGGCTCCCGGTAAGTTTGTTACTTCTACAGACATGCAGGGTAACATCACCATCACTCCTAAGACCATTGCAGATACACAGATGAAGGCTGCTTATGCTCAGTCTCGTAATGCTATGATTAATGAATTCACCAATCCAGATGGTAAGCCTAAGTCAGTTACTTCTAGGAATGCCTTGGTATCCATTGGTGTTACATTTGATAAAGACGGTAAAGCCATTAAAGCCACGCCTGATAATGTATTGATGAGTGCTATACCTACGCCTGTCAATCCTCCGGCAGCTTCTCCTGCAGCTCCCGTAGCAGCTCCTGCAGCCTCTACTCGTGGCGGTCCTATGGCTCCGCAACCTAAGCCAGCAGCCCCCGCAGCTCCTGTTAGAGATTTCAAATCTGTAGCAGAAGCTGAAGCAGCTAACCTACCTAAAGGTACTAAGATTACAATCAACGGACGATCAGCAGAGGTTCAATAATAATGGCTATCAAATTTTTAGATGACGAAGAGCAATTTTCTTCATCCACAATTAAGTTTACTGATACACCAAGCAAACCATCTATTGTCTTTACAGACACAGTACAGCCGTTGGCTCCTACACCACAGAAGCCTCCAGAAGATTTAACTAAACCTGCCTTTTTAGCTCCTCGCCAGAGAGCTACGAAATTAGTGGAAAGAGCAGAAACAATTCGTAAAGAAGAAGAACAGAAGATTCCTTTTGATGCTTTGTGGAAAGACGATAAGAACTTCAAAACCATCCAAGACTATGCTGCTGCTAGGTTTGGTAAAGAAGGAACACCTAAAGCAGGGGAAACAAAACAAGACTTTGTCAATCGCTTTGCTACACACATGCGAATGCTTGACACTGGTAATGAGTTCAATAGTGTAGGAGAACTCCAATATTTAAACAACGCTAAGCAAGAAGACATCTTAAAAGCTGGTGCAGCTTATGACTTGTTTAAGAACACTGCTGGCGTGTTTGATGAAAAGAACAGAGGACAAAAGGGATTTCGTCCAGTGATGGATGTTATTTCTAGTATTGTCAGCAGCCCTTCTACTGCTCTTACACTTGGAACAGGTAAGATTGTTAGTAGCGGTTTAACAAAACTAGCAGCAGAAAAAGGAACTAAGGCTGCTCTTACTTCTGCCAAAGGTGTTGGCATGGCTGCAGCAACTCCTTCTGTTGGTGGTGTTACTACAGCAGCACAAGAAACTACTAGTCAAAAAATTGAATTGAATGTAACACAAGCTGAACTAGATCAAGCTAATAAGATTGATCCTAATACACTTGATGATACAGGGCAGGAACTACTTAAGAAGTATAAAGAAGATAGGCAGAAGAGACTGGAAGAAGGTGTTAGAGGTAAGCAGGTAGCTTTGGCTGGTGCTATTGGTGCTATCACTGAGACAGCAGAAGTGTTGCCATTCCTTCGTGCTGGAAAGAAGGGAGCAGCTAGTCAGCTAGATGACATCCTCAAAGCTAGAAAGAAACCTGCAGTAGGAGAACCAACAACTCCTGCACCTAAGGTAGAAGTAACATCAAAAGACCCAACAGAAAAAGCATTGGAAGATGCCTACGATATTTATGAAGGCCGTAAGCTTCTTGATGCTCAGGGGAATCCTACGTCTGTAGCTCAGATGGAAGTTAGGAACGATCTTAACAAAAGAGTTACGCTGATTGCTCAAGACATTTGGGAGCAGATGCCTGAGCTTGCTCCTAAAGCTACAGAGAAAGTTTCTGATGCTATCAAACGTACACTAGAATCTGTAGATACATTTGATGATGTTGTATTTGAAAGAGCATTGGCTTCTGCTGATGTAACACCAGATGAGTTTGCTAAGATGTTTAGAACTTCAGCAGGTGATGCTGCTCGTTCTTTGCAGAGCTTATCTGTAGTTGCCCGTCTGCAAAACAAACTAAAGAACATTGATCGTGTTGCTGCTTCAGAACTTAACAAGATGTACGGTGATCGTAGTTCTATCACTGATTCTCTTTTAAGTATTAAAGATTGGGGTATGCGTGTGGATAGAGAATTGAAAGCCTTAATGGTGTCACAACTTTCTACTACTATTCGTAATGCTTTCTCTGGTATGTCTGTTGTTACCTTTGGAACAGCTGCTGAAGCCATTGAATCTGCTCTATATCGCATGGGTAAGACAGCAGGTGAGCTTACTACTGGTAAGCCAGTAACAGGTAGCTTCACTGGTGGATTGAGGGGTGTCTATGATGATGCTGTACGCTCTGCTTTCTACTTAGGTCAAAGAGACTTGTCTGCTGAAGTAACAGAAGCTTTACTGAGTGGCACTCCTGCTTTGTATAGAAAGATGGTTAAGACAACAGGTGAAGCTGGTCCCAATGATTTGTCTAAGGCAGCACAAATTGCTAACACATTCAACGTGGCGCAGGATGCTTTCTTCCGTAAGGCTATGTTCACTTCCTCAGTGGAGAAGCAATTAAGCCGTGTTGGTATTAACATGTATGATGTTATTGCCCAAGGCAAGCAAGTGCCGTTTGATGTGTTACAGAATGCTGTTAATGAAGCACTAACAGGCACATTCAGTAAGATGCCTACCAAAGGACCAATGTACTATGGTGTAAAGTTTATTGAAGAGCTTGGTCCTATTGGCTCTACCTTCATTCCTTTCCCTCGCTTCATGGCTAATGCTATGGAGTGGACATTCAAGCACATGCCTACTGGTGCACTCTATGGTAGTGCAGACATTGCTGGTGGCCTAACAAAGATGGCTAAGGGCGATGCTGACATGGGGACTAAACAAGTCACAAGAGGGCTTGAGAATTTCTCCAAGGGTGCTGTAGGCACTGCTGCTTTGTATGCTGCTTATAAATACAGAGAAGAGAATCAAGACACTGAGTGGTACAACACAAAGAATCCTGATGGCTCCACTGTAGATGCTAGAGCTTTATTCCCTGCTGCTCCTTTCTTAGCACTAGGTGACTACCTTGTTAAATTTAACAAAGGAAGAACAGATGAGTTTAAGTCTAAGGAATTCTTAGAAGCAATGACTGGTTTCAAAGCACCAGCAGGTACATATTCATGGGTGGGCGACAAGTTTGCTGAAGCACAAGCTAACGCTGCTACTGGTGAGGATACTGCAGATAACAAAGTTAAGACATTCTTTGGTGAGTGGTTTGGTGAATACTTTGGTAGAGCGCTTGTTCCTTTCCAACAGATCAGCGATATTGTTGGCGCTATTGACCGTAACGAAACTCTGCCTAGAGATGCTTATCAGATTCCAGCGGGTGAGGAAGGCTTTACTTCTTCGGCTACACAACAGTTGATGAAGCGTACTCCTATATTGAAACAAGAGTTGCCAGTATATCAACCACCACTGAGAGAAACAGCAACCTTCAATGACAATGGTCCATTGAAGATGTTATCGGGTATTGCTATTAAAGGAGCGCCTTCTGAACTTGAAGGTGAAGTTTCTCGACTTAAAGTACCTTTTAATAAAATCTTTACTAGCACTGGAGACAAAATTGTAGATGCTGAAGCTCGTAAGGTGATGGCTCCATTGGTGATGGAACAGTTTGACAACCTTAAGAATACTAGCTTCTATGCAGAAGGTAGCCAAGACCGTCAGAAGATAGCTCTTCAGAATTTGATTGGCTGGGCGCAGAAGACAGCTAAAGAAATTGCTACCAATAAAGATGAAGCAGCAGCTTATGCTGTTGGTAAGCAGCCTCGTCTGTACGAAGTACAATATTCTAAACTTCCTGCTGAGCTTAAGCGTGTTGTTAATGAAACATATCAACAGCAGCAAGGTAAAGACTTAGCCACCACTAAAGATTATGCCACTGCACTAGCCTATGCTGAAGCTATGAGAGCTTTGCCGGGCTATGCCTATGGTGGTGTGGTGCATATGAATGTTGGAGGCATAGCTGCAAAAGAATTAATAAGTGAGACAGCTAAAGCTGGTATTAAAAAGGGAGCAATGTCTCTTGGTGATATTGTTGCTAAGCATTCCATTACTCCTGCCATAGAACAAACAGCACAAGCATTAGCTGCTCCTGCAGTTAAAGAAAGCGCAGCCACAGCATTAGCTAAGACACCATATGTTAAGAACAAATATGGTCCTGCTGTTTCTACTCCTATAGAAGAAACTGCCCCAATTACTAAGCAAATGGATGAAGCTATTCCTGAAACTATTCCGGCAAAGATTGAAGAGCCTCTGCCAGAGATTAAGACAGAACTACCAGAAGAAGCCCCGTCTATTTATACTACTCCCGTAGCTACTATAAATTTAAATAAGCCTAAGTATGGATCAGATCCTGACTTTGTTTCAGATGAGGCTGTTAGAAAAAGTACACTGTCTAGTATTAAATTAATTAGACAAGAGTCTTTTGCGGCTGTTAAAGATGCTCCTGAGTTTGCAGGTATTGATCCAAGTGCTATTGCTGTAGCACAAGGTGAATATAGAGCTAAGATTGGTAGAGAATTTAATGCTGATAGTCCTACAGACGTTACAGAGTTTGCTAATTTTGCTAAAGGGTATCAAAAGAAACTAGAAGATTTTAGAGAGCAGTATAAAGATATGCCTCCAAAGATCTTAATTCATGGCACAGACACAGAGCGCACACCCGCTAAAGTTAAACGTGGTTTCTTTGATCCTCAAACAATGGGTACTAAAAAGCATATGGAACTAGAAGTGGGAGCTACATCTTTCACTAGCGATCTACGATTGAATTATAGGGATGATGCTTTTGGTGGTCCAGTTGTTAAGAACATTTCTTACACTGAAATTCCATATGCTGACTATATGTTCAGAATAGTGGACATGCCTTTAAATCTATACACAAAAAAGGACATGAATACTATTGCTAGAACCATCACTGGTGATCCAACAGTGGCTAGACCGCTGAGTCTTCCCCGTAACTTAGGCTACAAAGAAACTGAAGATGCTTTTGTTGAGAGTGAAAAGCTTAAGATTCAAACTGACTTTAATAAGATTGAGAAGCAATATAAACTAATTGAACAACAAGAAACTAATAGAAAAAGACTGACTAATAAATTATTAGATGTTGTTAATAGAACAGACAAAGATGGTCTTACTTTAATTGATAATATTAAAGCATCTACTGAGAAACCTAAAGAAGTTTATGAAACATATACTACCATCAAGGGATTGTTTAAGAATGAGTTTAGACACACAGGGGGAGCAGCAGCAACAAAGGCAGGTATGTTGCCTGTGCCGGATAGCAATCAAACATTCATTAGTTCACTGAGTAAACTTGCTAAGACTACTACTGTAAATACTATTGATGCAGTCTCTATTTCTTTAGAAAGATCTGGAGCTAAAGATAAAGCATTAGCTTTACAACAGCTTAGTAAGAATCTAAAAACAATTCAGACAATACCTATGTATGTACCGAAGGGTTCAAAACCAGAAGATATAGCTGACCTGATTGCTACGCAAACTAAAGCTGCTAATAATATTAGGGATTTGATTAGTAATGACTTTAAGATTGTTGATCCTAACAATCCTAAAAATACTAGAAGAATTGGCTTAGCTAAGGGTGGCCTCGCCAGTCGTAGATAATACAACATAAGAAAGTCTATCAAGAGGAACCTTGTAGAAGAGTTCACCTTGGTAGACATATTTGTTTCTAGACTCTTTAACTTCTGAAGCTAATACAGCAGCAGCTTCGCAATGGAACAAAGCTGTTCCATCTTTGTTAATTGAGAAGAAGTGTGTAGGCATCTCTTGTGTTAAGAGCTTCTTCTTCCTAGCAGGTACATTCAAATCTTCATAGGGAAACTCTACAGTTTTCCATGACAGCCTGACTTCTACCTCAGCATATCCCACCAACAAGTCATCTTTATACAGATGCAGATCAATCCCATACCTGTCAGGATTATCTCTAGCTTCCATATCCCAAAAAGAAGAGACATAGCTCTTAACTATATCTCTTCCAAATTTGTCGTAGGTGTCGTGAAGTTCTTTATCGAACCGCTTGGTAGCCATTAAGTCTTTCAATGTTATCAAAGTAGCCACGATCAAATCCTCGTTGCCACTCTTTACCTGCCACAGATAATGGTTCATATTGATTGACCAACCATCCGTGTCTGAAAGCTTTATAGCCTTGTTCAAATTGAATACGCAGTGGTGCAGATCGTTCAGACTTGACTTGCATGTTATTCCCCCGTAGATTTATTGCTATTAGTGAGTGATCCTATTTCATCAAACTCACCAATATAGATGCTAATGAAAGGCAACTTGATTAGTATACCACTATATGCAAATAGTTTATCAGTGGTTCCACCATCATTAACAATGTGGCATATGTCGTCATTATATTCAATGTCTAGTCCTATGCCTTGTCTGACATTAACAACTATCATGCTGCCTTACCCCATACATCATCCCAAGTACCAGTGGTAGCACCCTTGCTGTAGTCTGTTACACGCTGCTCAAAGAAGTTGGTGTGGCTAACACCAAGCATACCATCCACCCAAGGCAGAGGGTTCTTCTTAATCTTGTAGATGCCCTTCATTCCCATAGAGATGAGTCTCCTATCAGCAATATAGCGGATGTATTGTTTCACTTCTTCTTTCGTGAGTTTCTCAACTTCAACCATTGAAAAAGCCAGATCCACAAACTGATCCTCCAGACCCACCATTTGATGTGCAATTTCTTTAATGCGATCCGAAGTCGTTTCATCCTGATGGTGTTTAACGTATTCACGATAGACCTTAATCATGCCTTCAGCATGTTGAGTTTCGTCAACGATGGACCAAGCAATGATTTGGCCCAACCCCTTTAGCTTACCATTCCTTGCAAAGTTAAGCAACATCACAAAGCTAGAGAATAGTTGCATTCCTTCACCAAAGGCAGAGATGGCAGCAATCTTCTCAGCCATTGGTGCTGCGTTCAAGTTGTTAATGTAGTCGTGCTTCTCCACCATCTCTTTGTATTGGAAAAATTCATTGTATGTAGATTCAGGCAAGCCCAAGGTTTCAATGAGGTGGGCGTATGCTGCTACATGCAGGGCTTCCCTACTAGCAAAGCCACTCATCATCATTCGCACTTCCGGTTGTTTGAATACTGGAATGTAATGGTCATGATAGCCACTGCCAATGTCTAAGTCCCCCTGTACAAAGAAGCGTAAGATTTTAGTAAGAAACTCTTGTTCATTGTTGCTGAGTTTTCTGTAGTCTTTAACATCCTCAGACATAGGCACTTCAGTATGAAGCCAATGGCTTTGCTCATGCTGAAGCCAAGCATCATATGCCCAAGGATATTTGAATGGCTTGAATGTTGTACGCTCTTGCGTGATGTCTGTCTTAGTCTTTACCATTATCAACCTTCACATGCTAAACAAGTTTCACCTTCAGCCACCTGCTTCAAATCAATATCATCTTCAATCTTCTGACGCTTGATTTGAGCACCTACTTTATCTGCTTTCCTTACCTTCTCTGAACGGAGATAGTATAAGCTTTTCAATCCACTTTTCCAAGCAAGGAAGTGAATGGCATGTAGATATTTAATAGATACATTGGCAGGGAAGAACAGGTTAATGCTCTGGCCTTGGTCAATGTATTTCTGTCTGTCTGATGCAAGCTCAACCAACCACCGCTGATCAATCTCCATAGCAGTCTTAAACACTTCTTTCAACTGCTCAGGAATGTCTAAGTGCTGTACAGATCCTTCATTGCTAATGATGGATGCCCACACATCATCATTGTCCATATCCAGTGCAGCAAGTTGTGCCTTCAAGAACCTATTCTTATAGACGAATGCTCCACTAAGTGTATCTTGTCTAAATACATTCGCTCTGTACGGCTCGACTGAAGGGCTAGTATTCCCCATAATAAGACTGCTACTGGCATTAGGAGCAATAGCAGTGTGATGACTAAACCTTCTACTAATATTATCAAGGCCAGCATCGACACAACTACCACGCTGCTGCTCCAAGACAGCATCAGCCCGTAGACACGAAGCATGTATATGTTTAAATATTTCATTGTTATAGCTCTTAGCCATCACACCATCGATGGCTACACCTTTCTTCTGTAAGAAAGCATGGAAGCCTAGCGCACCCACTCCAATGCTACGCTCCATCATTGCGCTGTACTTAGCTCTAGCAATTGTTGATGGTGCTTTATCAATAAAGTATTGCAAGACATTGTCTAGCATTTCCATAACATCCAAGATGAACTGCTTATCATCTTTCCAGTCATCATAGTATTCTAAGTTGAGAGAAGACAAGCAACAAACTGCTGTTCGTTTCTCATTAGTTGGTAAGAAGATTTCTGTACATAGATTGCTGCCATTAATCTTCAAGCCTTTATCACTCAACCACTTAGGCATAGCCTTATTAGCTGTATTAATAAAGACTAGATATGGCTCACCCGTCTGCATGCGTAGGTCCAATATTTTCTGCCACAGATATTTAGCAGACACTGTCTCCACCACTTCACCAGTGGCAGGATTCTTTAGTTGGAAGCTGTCATCAAAGTCTGGATCTTTCATAGCCTTTTCAATGATGGTCATAAATTCATCAGTGATGTTGATGCCGTGATGCAGGTTTAGTGTGCGTACATTCTGATCACCTGTAGGCTTACGCATCTCCAAGAACTGGATGATGTCTGGGTGGTGGATGTCTAGATAGGCAGCATAGCTACCCCGTCTTGTACGTCCTTGGCGATAGGCCAATGAACTAGCATCATAGATCTTAAGGTGGGGCATAACACCAGTAGACTTATCATCACCATTGCGGATACCCACATGCACACCAACACCACCACCATACATGGATAGCCAGTTAGTCTCTGATAGGTTATCAACCAACCCTTCTGCACTGTCATCCATATAGTTAAGAAAGCAGCTAATAGGGAGGCCACGCTTAGAGCGACCAAAAGATAGGATAGGTGTAGAGTAGCTAAGCCAGTGCTTACTACTGTAGTTATACAGTCGCTGAGCGTGTTCTTGATTTGACGCAAACGATTCCGAAACATAAGCAAATCTTTCTTGAGGGCTAGCCTCTTCATCCTTCATGTAACTTTCTCTCAATCTCTGGATACCAAGTTCATCAAACAAACTATCCCGAGACAGGTCAATAGCGACCTTAAACTTTGCCATAAATATTCCTAAAGAGTGATAAAAAAGGGAGCCAAAGCTCCCAGAGGAAAGGTAGTTATACCTCAGATTGTGTCATCTTGGGTGTCACCTACATCAATGTCACACACATATTTACTTCCTTCTTTGATGCCATTTTTAAGGGCTGTAATTATACCGAGGTTGAGCAGGATGTTACGCTCTTCCCAATTTAAATCGAATTGGTAGGTAGCACTACCATCATCATGTTCTTCTAACATTTCTACATTCATTTCTTTTTCCTTTCTGCTTTCTCTTCTTCTGTCTTCACCTTATGACAGGGCTTACACATCACCTGTAAGTTTTCTATCTCACAGAAGATGCGGTTAATAAAATCATCCCAACTAACAAACCCCACCTTAGGGTCTATCACTGGTAACACATGATCTACCTGCACATCTGCTGCAACAAAATGCTTCTTACATTTGGCACATTTGTAATGCATTGCCAGCTTGCCTGTCTTCTTGTTAGTCTTCCTTCCTACAAAAGCTTCTTTGAGTGCTTTATATTTAGGAGGCCAACGCCTAGACGCAGCACGAAGAGCAGAGGTGACAAAGCTTCTGAACCTAGAGTCAGTCCACTCGCCACCATTTCTTTTCTTATCTACCAATTGGTGTATCTACTAAATGCGACATGTCAGCAGCATCGTAATGCACAAATAAATCTCTGGCTATTGCCAGTGCTTCGTCAACATCCAGAGCAACAAACTCAGACAAGAATTTATCGTACTCGGACTCAGCAATATGCTCAACAACAAAGCCATTGCTTGCCTCTCTAATTGTTACAGAGTTGATTTTCATTCTAGTCCTTCCACATCCACATGCTTGAATACCACTTCATATGAATCCATTTTTTCCAATGAGGCTGTGAGGTTTTCAATGATCACCTCGCTCAACACTTCTTCATTCAGATAGACATTAGGTAGGTCTTCTGGTTTAAAGAATACTTTTAAACTAATGTCTACAGTGATCATAGCTTTTCAATTCTTTCTTCAACCAGTCTAGCGTAGCCAATGATGTCATGCCATGAGTCATGATACCAAGGATCACCATTAACAATGCGAGACATCTTGTTACAGATGAGATCAAGGCTTTCCTTCATATCATCATCCATCTCTTTCCATACTTCACCAGATCTCAAAATATCTTTCAATGCTTGAGAAACTCTAGAGACATCTTCTTTATAGTTACCATATCTAGTGGCTCTTGTTGCCAGTGTATTATCTACATTCATTGCATACCTCCCATTGTTCTTGTGTTAATGGTGAAGCTACCATCACCAAAGCTATCATGGTCTTTGTTGTAGCTGAAGTCACCAACATCACCAAACATCTTGCCACAATATTCAACAAGCTTGTTAGCAAGTGCTTCATCTTCTTCCATGTGTGGAATCACTGATGCCAATATCGTAGCCATACCAATCAAGTTATTAACATCATCTTCACTGATAGTGATTGGTCCAAAACCACTGACTAACACTTGAAAGGTGTTTGTATATTTACCATCCACAATAATAGGACGGAGGATTAATGCAATGTCATTTGATTTTAAGTTTGTGGGGGAGTCCATATCTGTCCTTCATATCTTCGTAGAAAAAGAAGCTGAGCATTCTCTAACACTCTCTCAGCATTGCCTTCATAAGCTTCCAACACTTTGTTGTATAGCTCAAGTTCATCTGTTGTATCCCCAATTATCTTGGCTGCTTTCACTGGACCAATACGGAACAATCCTTTGATGTTATCAGCAGCATCACCTGTCAGCATCTGTGTGTACAACTTAACCAAACCTTCCTCTGGTTTGATGTAGTAGCCCAAGTGCTTTACAAAGTTGTAATGCCATCCGCATATCTGATCTAAGTCTTTATCTAAAGACACAATGACACAATCGTCACCAAGCTTTGTAGCTTCAATGGCAATGGTGTCATCAGCCTCCTCACCTTCAGAGATAGTGGCTCCCCACTCCTTAACAAGATAGCTTCTAAGGAAAGCTAGATGCTTTGGCTTAGGCTTGTCTACTCTATTACCTTTGTAGGGTACAGTGGTAGCTATCTCATAGCGGAAGTTGTTCTTACCTGTGAGGTGCATGCTCCAACTATCCACGAAGCAATCAGGATAGATGCTATCAACACCACACATGAGGACATCAACAATTAAACGATCCAGTGTTCGCTGTGCCGTTGCTTCGTCTTCTTCCTCACATGCGGATGCTGCACGATAGGCGAATATATCGCTATCGAATAGTGCTTTCATTAAGCAACTTCTTCAACCACTATCGGTTCTGCATCAGCGGCTGCTGCTTCTGCTGCTTGAATCTGCTCAGTTCCTTGCTGTCGAATAACACCAATGGTGTCTGTAACAGCTTCAAAGGGAAGCTTAGCAAGTGCTGCCAATACCAAATTCAATTGGTCTAATGAAAGTGTGATAGTTAAATTCATAATACGTCCTCATCATCTGCATCAATACCAGTTGCTGAAGCATACTCTACCAAGTCAGTGATGACTAGCTTCTTCAATGAAGGGCTAACACCTTTCTTGTTCTTGTATGTCCAAGAATAACTAACTAATGCCTTACCCTTACTACCGTTGCCAATGGCTTCAGTAATTTCATCATTGTCTGTATCAAAGACACGAATAGCTTTCTCTGATTTGCAAGTGATGTACTTGCCCATGTCAGCCTTCTTGTCTTCACCAGTTTGAACACTGATGCCCATGTCTTCCAGTGCTTCAACAGCAGCATCAGACAGGTTACACAAGTTCAACTGGAACTTACCAGACATATCATTCACCTTATTGTGTTGACACCAGTACACATCAGCCTTAAGCTTAATGGCTTTCTTTTCTTCACTCATAATATTCTCCAATATGAAAACGGTCTGAACGGCAGACCAACAACCGCACCAATTAAACTTTGTTTTCGTCTAATCGATGATCACCACACCAGTCTGTCATGTAGACAACTGGATAACCTCCCATTGTTGGAGCATGCCTACGGCAGCGTCCAATCTCACTTACATCTCCGAGTAGTTGGTTTGTTTTAGGAACAAACCAGATACAAGTTTTGCATCTCATACCATCTGATCTATGTTTCCAAGGATCAGGATTGAC